AAACTACAAATATATTATTCATTATAATGCAATGCCTACAGGATTAGGTTCTGGTGGTGATGGTGATTCTAATACTTATTTAAGTAATTACTTTCCACAGGGTCTATTATATGCATGTTTAGTAGAAGCTTTTATGTTTTTAAAAGGTCCAACAGACATGTTGACACTATATGAAAATAGATATAAAACTGAACTACAAAAGTTTGCAGCGATGCAAGTTGGAAGAAGAAGACGAGACGATTACACGGATGGTACAATAAGAATTCCAATCGAGTCAGCGCCTCAGTAATTAGGAGATTTTTTATGGCAATAACATCAGCAATATGTAACAGTTTTAAAACACAGATTTTAACAGCAGTTCACAATTTTACAAATGGAGCTAATACTTTTAGATTAGCATTGTACACAAGTAGTGCTACATTAAATAAATCAACTACAGTTTATGTAACTGCTAACGAAGTAGCTAACGGAAATGGTTATACTACTAAAGGTATTGCACTTACAAATGTAACACCAGCTTTATCTGGAGATACAGCGTGTTGTGATTTTTCCGATGTATCTTTTACATCGGCTTCTTTTACAGCTAATGGTTGTTTAATTTTTAATGACACAGCAACTGATGATCCAGCAGTTTGCGCAATAGCATTTGGTGGAGACAAAACTGTATCAAGTGGAACTTTTACAATTCAATTTCCAGCAGCAGACGCATCTAACGCTATCGTGAGAATAGCATAAGGAGTAACTCCTTATGGCTAACACTTGGAACCAATCTGGCACAACCTGGGGACAAAATACTTACGGTACTCAAACTCAAGTTGTAATTACTTTAACAGGTGTACAATCAACTTCTGAAATTGGTTCTGTTACAGCAGCTAATATAGAAGGTTGGGGTAGACAAGAATTTGGTAATTCTGGTTGGGGTGTAGAGTACGCTGTACAACCAACAGGTCAACAAGCAACAACTGCAGTTGGAAGTGTTACTACTTTAGATATTCAAACTGTTATACCAACAGGTGTACAAGCAACATCAAATGTTGGCTCTCTTACACTAGCTTTAGAATCAATCGTAAGTCCAACAGGTGTACAAGCACAAACTGAATTAGGTACTTTTGATAACGCAGGTACATTAGTTGGTTGGGGTAGAAATGGTTGGGGTGAAGAACCTTATGGAGATTCATTTAATAGTTTAGTTCAACCGGCAGGAGTTAGTTCTACATCTAGTGTGGGTTCACCTGCTTTAGATTTAACATCTGTTACATCTTTAACAGGTCAAAGTGCTACTTCAAGTGTAGGTTCACTTACTTTAAATTTAACATCTGTTATAACTCCAACAGGTCAAAGTGCTACTTCAAGTGTAGGTTCTTTAGGTATTGAAATAGGTGTGCCATTAACAGGAGTTAGTGCAACATCACAATTAGGTGGTTTAATACTTAGTGAAATTACTATAGGTCCAAATGGACAACAAGCAACTTCTGCTGTAGGTAATATAACAGTTGGTGTGGGAGTTCCGTTAACAGGCGTATCAGCAACATCTTCTGTAGGATCAATTGTTCCCGCAATAGGAGTTCCATTAACCGGGGTCAATGCTACATCTGCAGTTGGTGCAATATCTCCTACACCTATGACAGTAGGATTAACAGGACAACTCGCAACATCTAGTGTGGGTACAGGATTAATTCTTAAATATTATGGAAAACTTGATCCTAAAACTAGTACAGGATACAGCACCGAAACACCTAAAACGTCAGTTAGTGGTTACTCAACTAAGACGCCAAAAAACACAACAGGATATACAACTAAAACAGCATAATTATGTTTGACTTAAAACTAAATAACCAATATAAATAACAACAATTAGGAGAATTAATAATGGCTTCAACATTTACAGATCTTGGCTTAGAACTTATGGCAACCGGCGAAAATGCTGGTACATGGGGAAATAAAACAAACGCAAATTTAAATCTTATAGAACAGTTAACAGGTGGTTTTGCTACTGTATCTATTGCTGGTGGAGCAGGTAGTCAAGATTTAGATGTAGACGATGGTGCTTTAACAGGAACTGCACAACAAAGAGTTATAGAATTTACAGGATCAATATCTGGAAACAGAATTATTACAATTCCAAATGACGTAGAAACTTTTTACATTTTAAAAAATTCTACTACAGGAGCTAATACAGTTCAGTTTAAATATGCTACTGGTTCAGGAAGTAGCACGACTTTTTCAGCTACAGATAAAGGAATTAAAATTGTTTATGCATCAGCTAGTCCAGATGCTACAAATCCAAACATTGTTGATGTCATGGCTAATTCTTCAGAAATTGCTTTAACTAATAGTAATCCAATAAAATTTCAAGACGCTGATAATTCAGCATTTGTAGGTATAGATGCACCGGCAACAGTCAGTGGTTCTTACACACTAACATTACCAGCAGGTGTAGGCTCTGCTTCTCAAGCTTTAGTAACAACAGATGGGTCTGGAACTCTAGGGTTTACATCGACATCATCTTTTGGTATAACAACAGGAAAAGCGATTGCAATGGCGATCGTATTCGGATAAAAGGATTAAATTATGGCAAACCCAAATATAGTAGCAGTAACAACAATCTTAGGCGGTAACGCTGGATGGAATTTATCTGCAACAGCAACTGATACATTAATGACAGTAGCAGCAGACGTAGTCGTAAAATTAAATAGAGTAACAGTAGCAAACGTTGATGGAACAAATGCAGCAGACGTAAGTTTGTTTGTAGATGGAATGGGTTCTGGTACAACAGGAGTTACAACAACTGGAGCAGACGCAACAGTTTATTTAGCAAAAACAGTTTCAGTCCCAGCTGACGCAACGTTAGTATTGGTCGATACACCTATCTATCTTATGGAAGGTGACATACTAAAAGGTGGAGCAAGCGCTGCGGGTGATCTAGATTTATTTGTATCATATGAAGTCATAAACGACGCTTAGGAGGTTTAAATTATGGCGCAAAACGGCGGAATAATTGGACCAGTCAACATAATTTCTTTCGGGGAAAATACTCAAACAGTTAAAACATCTACAGGAACAGTAACTACACGTGCAGGAACTAGATTAGTTGAAACTTTACTTGTCGCTGGTGGTGGCGGTGGAGGTAGAACACACGCTTCTGGTGGAGGAGGTGGTGGTTTAAGAATTGTAGAAGTTCCTGTTAATGGAAGTTCAAATGTACCAGTTGTAATTGGTGGTGGAGGAGCAGGAGGAACAAGTCCAGCTCCAGCTCCGTCAGATAATCCAGGTTCTAATGGAAGTGTTTCATCTGTAACAGGTAATGATTGTACTACAGTCAGTGCCGCTGGTGGCGGTGGTGGCGGTGGTGGAAATGCCGTTGGTGTTGCAGGGGGTTCAGGTGGTGGTAGTAGTCCAGCTCCAGGAGAAGGTGCTGGTAATACACCTCCCGTAAGTCCACCTCAAGGAAATCCTGGAGGTAACTCTGGTGGATTAACTGTTACTTCAGGTGGTGGCGGTGGTGCAGGAGCATCTGGTGGGGATACTTCAACTGGAGGTACAGGAGGAACTGGTGGAGCAGGATTAGATGTTTCTCCAACTTTTCCAGGAGCACCTAATTCAGGAGTATATGCTGGTGGTGGCGGTGGTGGTGCAGGAAATAATTATCCGAATCCAAGTGGAAATCCAGGAGTACCTGGACCGGGAGGAACTGGAAATCCAGGTGGATCTGGTGGTAATGCTTCTGGTGGAACAGGTGGAACAGGAACAACAAATACTGGCGGCGGTGGAGGTGGTGGCGGTTATGATCACCCTTCGACTACTAGAGGACCAGGTGGAGCAGGTGGACCAGGAATAGTTATCGTAAAAGAAATAAATAAAGCTTCAGGAGTCTGGAGTCTTGATGATCAATTAGAAGCAGTGGAAAATGGCACATGGCCTACCTAAACTTTAGCTGGAACGTTGACAATAAGTTAAAATTAAAATATAAAATAGAAATTTAAGGAGTAATAACATGGCACATTTCGCAGAATTAAAAACAAAAGTAGATCCAACAGGACATACTTCAGATACTCATCAAGTAGTTGAAAGAGTAGTAGTTGTAGGAAACGATTGCGTTCCTTCAGACATGCACCAAGATGGTGAAACATGGTGTATTAATTTTTTTAAAGGTGGTATTTGGAAACAAACTTCTTACAATCATAATTTTAGAAAACAATACGCAGGTATAGGCATGGTCTATGATCCTGTAAAAAATAAATTTTTAGAACAACAACCTCATGCTTCATGGTCACTTAATGCAAGTGATGACTGGCAATCACCAATAACTTATCCAACAATAATTAATGATGGTGCAGATCCAGTTGTATGGACTTACACAATTTCGTGGAACGAAACAAAATACAATGCTGACAACACTAAAGGTTGGGAAGCAATTAAATCAAACGACGAATCGGAAACACCAACAGTCTACGACTGGAATGGCACAGTTTGGGTGTCCGAATAGGAGACTTAAGATATGGCCAGATCTAATGGCGGAATAATCGGTAAAAGAAATTTAACATCTTTTGGTAAAAATTTCGAACATAAATTTACATCACCAGGAACGTTTTCTCCATGCGGTCCATCAAGTGGAACTAGATTATTAGATGTTGTAATTGTAGGTGGTGGTGGTGGAGGTGGAAATACTAAAGGTGCACCTGCTAACAATTCTGGTGGAGGTGGAGCAGCTGGAGGTGTTTTATTTTTAAACAGTTTTCCATATTCACCATCACAAGGAAATAAATCAGTTACTATAGGAGCAGGTGGAGCAGGTAAAGGTTCATTAAGTCAGTCATCAAATATGTCAGGTTGTGGGGGATCAGGTACAGCTGGAAATAATTCAGTATGGGGATGTTATACAGCCGTTGGAGGTGGAACTGGTGGAGGTGGTGGAATTAGTTCAGGAACTGATGGAGGTGCTGGAGGTTCTGGTGGTGGAGGACAAGGAAATATAAGTTCTGGTCAACAAGGAGATGGAGGGGCATCTAATCAACCCGATGGTGGATTTTCAAATTCAATAAGAGGAAATGCAGGTGGACCTGGAGGATCGGGTGGATGTAATAGAGCTGGCGGTGGAGGCGGTGGAGCAACTGCTGTTGGAGGAACTGGTGGAGGTTCTGGAGGAGTTGGTGGAGCAGGACTTGCATTAGGAGATGTTTTTCCAGTATCAGCACCTTTCGGAGATTCTAATGTAGTTGGAGGTGGCGGAGCTGGAGGTAGTTATATTCCAGGAACTAATCCAACGGGTTCTAAATCAGCCGGTGGAGCTGGAGGTGGCGGAGATGGAGCTTTTAGCACTGGTGGTATACCAGGAGCACCAACACCTGTCGTAAACTCATCTACAGCCTGTAACGCACAAGTTAACACTGGAGGTGGCGGTGGTGGCGGAGCACAACAAGGATCTCCTCCTGCTGCTAATAGTGGTGTAAATGGTACTGGAAGTGGAGCAGGTGGTTCAGGAATAGTTCTAGTAAAAGAATTAACAAAAGCAAGTGGTGTGTGGTCAATGCAAAGTCAAATGGCAGCCAAGCAACAAGGAACATGGCCTGTAAAATTAATAACATATAGTTTAGATTATTTAGTAGTCGCTGGTGGTGGAGGTGGTGGAACAAGTAACTGCGGTTGTGGTGGTGGAGGTGCTGGAGGTTATCGTGCTTCTGGTTATGGACCTTCTCCGTTAAGAGGTAGTTCTTTACCTTTCTCTAATGTTGAAGCAGGAAATTCTCATACAGTTACTGTTGGTGCTGGTGGATCTACTGACTCTAATGGAACAAATTCAGTATTTGAAAGCATAACATCAACAGGTGGTGGAGCAGGAGCTGATGTTGGTGGAGATGCAAACCCCGGTGGTTCAGGTGGTGGAAGAAGTTTTAATACTCCAGGTTCTGGAGGTTGCGGTAATGCACCTCCAACTAGTCCACCTCAAGGAAATAATGGTGGAGCTGGAGCTAATGCAGGTTCAGGAACAGAATCCGGTGGTGGAGGTGGTGGAGCGACTGCAAGTGGTGGTAATGCTGCTCCTCCTGGTAATGGTGGAGCGGGTGGAGCTGGTGCACCAAATACAATTTTAGGACCTGATACATCTTACGCTGGTGGTGGAGGTGGTGGAACATCTGGATCTGGTGAAAGTGGTGTAGGTGGAGCTGGTGGTGGTGGAGCTGGTGGAGTTTTAGGAGGACCTGGTGGTTCTCATCCAAGAGCCTCTGCAGCTGGAACAGTTAATACTGGTGGTGGAGGTGGTGGATCATATGGTCCGGGTGCACCTAACAATGGTATGCCAGGTGGACCAGGTATCGTTATTTTAAGAGGACCAAGCACAGTTACTTTTACTGCTAACCCAGGTCCGTCTGCAACAATTTCAACTCATCCTGGTGGAAATAAATTAGCTAAGTTCACATCTTCAGGTACATTGACAGTTTCATAATAAATGTTATATTAAGTTCATAAAGACATATGAACTTAACAAACTATTATTGGTATTTTAAATCAGCAATACCTCACAGAATTTGTGATGATATTTCTAAATACGGAAAACAACTTCAACAACAAATGGCAGTCACTGGTGGTTATGGTGATAAAAAATTAAATAAAAAACAAATTACAGATTTAAAAAAGAAAAGAGATTCAGATATTGTTTGGATGAATGATAGATGGGTTTATAAAGAAATTCAACCTTACATACATCAAGCAAATGCAGCAGCTGGATGGAATTTTAATTGGAATCATTCTGAGTCTTGTCAATTTACAAAATATAAAAAAGGCCAGTATTATGATTGGCATTGCGATAGCTGGGATCGACCTTATCAACGACAACAAGGTGATCCATCGCACGGTAAGATTAGAAAATTATCAGTGACAGTTACTTTATCTGATCCAAAAGATTATAAAGGTGGTGAACTAGAATTTGATTTTAGAAATCTTGATCCAGATAAAAAAAGAAACGTTAAAAAATGTACAGAGATATTACCTAAAGGTTCTTTAGTTGTATTTCCTTCATTTGTATGGCATAGAGTATGTCCAGTTAAAAGCGGAGAAAGAAACAGTTTGGTTATCTGGAACTTAGGATACCCGTTTCAATAAAGGAGAAATATGAAAAAGAAAAAAATAAAAAAACCAAAAGCCGTAACTTACCCTACTCAATTATTAAGAGAAGATTATTTTAAATGTCCTATATGGTTTGCAGATGAACCTAAATTTGTAGATAGTTTAAACAAAGCATCAGATACATATATTGAAGCGTCTAAGAAAACTTTAAAACCAGCAATAAATAAACGTAATAAAAAATTTGGTGACAAAGGAGACATGGGTCATGTATTTCACTCAACAACATTAATTGGTGATCCAAATTTTGAACAACTTTTAAATTATATAGGTGCAACAGCACATAATTTATTAGATGAAATGGGTTTTGATCTAACTAATTATCAAGTGTTTACTACAGAAATGTGGGTACAAGAGTTTGCTAAAAAAGGCGGTGGACACCATACTTTACACACTCATTGGAATGGTCACATATCTGGTTTTTATTTTTTAAAAGCTAGTGAAAAAACATCATTACCATTATTTGAAGATCCAAGACCAGGTAATGTTATGAATCTTCTACCAGAAAAAGATAAATCAAAAATAACTTATGCTAGTTCAGCAATAAATTATCAAGTTAAACCAGGTCGAATGATATTCTTTCCATCATACATGCCACATCAATACATTGTTGATATGGGTTATGATCCATTTAGATTTATACATTGGAACTGCCAAGCAATACCAAAAGGAGTATTAAATGTCGTTCAAGAAAAATAAATACACAGTATTAAAATCAGCTATCTCACCCGAGCTTGCAGATTTTGTTTATAAATATTTTTTAAACAAA